GAGCCACTCCACGGGCATCGTCCCGGATCCGGGAGCGACTGCTGGCGTGACCAGGTTCTTGCGTGAGGACGCCACGTTCGCCGTTCCCGCCGGCGGAGGAGGAGGCGGCGGGGCCGCGATGAACACGTACTACCACGGTCCCAACAGCACAACGCAGTTGAACATCGGCGCGTATCTTTTCGGCGCGGGGATTCTCACCTTCCAGTTCTATCTGCCCGCGAGCCTCGCGACCGGCCATGTTTATTTGCCGATCTACGGCGGCGACGGCGGCAACAGCTACGACTTCGGTGTGATCGACGTGAACGGGAACCTGGTGCTGAACACGGGTCCGGTCGTGGTGACCGCCTCGGGTGCCATTGCCTGGCTGCAGGGTCTGACCACACTTCCACCGGGCCAGTATTATTTTTGCATCGCGGCTGCCAACGGATCATCGACGCTGCAGATCGACGGTTTTAATCCCGGCTTCCCGGCGTCGCACCCGGAATCCGGCACGGCTCCGAGCGCGGGTCCGACTCTGCCGGGGACGGTCGTGCCCTACAACGCGATCGGATTCGGAGCCACGATCATCGCGCCGAACTTCGTGCTTCAGACGTGATGTGTAAACAAAAGTTTTCATCGAACTTAAGTTCTCATCGGAGGAGCGATGAACGGTCGAATCAAGAGCGAGGCCAGTCCAGAAGGCAGGCTTGCCGCAGTCGCGAGATCCGTGGCGCTGCGGATGAAAGACGGAAAGCAGGGAGACCCGGACTACGCGGATCTGCGAGACGCGCTCCGGCCATACGTTATGCGCGAGATCCTGCTCGCTCGAATCGAGGAGGCGCGGCATGTGGCGTCCGACTGCCTCACGTCTCGAGTGAAGCAACTCGCCGCCGAGCTGGTCGAGGTGAACGAGCTGATTGCGAAGGAGGACGTGCTTTGAACCCGCAACTTCTCTACTCGCTGCTGTGCCTCGCGTTCGGCGCCGGCGGCGTGTATTTCCTCATCAAGCAATCGAGGAAGGACGTCACCGGACTCGGCAAAGTCGTGCGCGGTGAAACGAAGAAGAACAATTCCCGCCATCAGAACGTGATGCTGGCGCTCATGCTCCTGGCTCCGCCGGAGCAGCGCGAAAAAATCGCGGAGCTGCTCAGGGATGTGCGCGAGGACTCGGAATGAACTTTCCGCTCTCGGTCGAGACGATCTCAGAGGCCCTCGGGCCTTTCGGTCCGATCGAGAACGTTCGCGCGAACTGGCCGCTGGTGGAGTCGGCGCTCGACGCCTGCATGATTTATTCGCCGCTCTGCGCCGTCGGCGTCATCTCGACGATTGCGGTCGAGACCGGATGCTTCACTCCGATCAAGGAGCGCGGCGGTCCGGCGTATCTCACGAATCTGTACGAAGGCCGGAAGGATCTCGGCAACACGCAGCCAGGCGACGGCGCGCTCTTTCGCGGCCGTGGCTTCGTGCAAATCACCGGGCGCGCGGACTACATGCGCTACGGACAGCTCATCGGGCGCGACATCGTCTCGAATCCCGACCTCGCTCTGGATCCGTCCGTCGCCGCAGCGATCCTCGCCACTTATTTTTTCGAGCGCAAGATCCGCGCGTACGCGGACGCTCAGAACTGGGAGATGGTCCGGCGCCGTGTGGACGGCGGACTGAACGGCTGGCCCAGGTTCATCGACGCGGTCTCGAAACTGACCGCAGCTCTTTCCCCGCAGGGTGCGGGCAATTCAACGGAGGTGTCACCATGATTCACTTTTGGATTTACGTAGGGCTGTTCGTCGGAGGAGCAGTGTTCGGTGTGCTCGGGCACGTGATGCTCGAGGAGAAGGCGGCTGTCACGAAGACGGACATCACGGGATGGGTGCAACGGTTGCGCAACGCCGTAGTCGCGGACGAAAAGACGGCGAAGACCTCGGTGTCGAATCTCATCACCGACATCGAGAAGAAGCTCTGATGGTTTGGATTCGAGAACAGATCCACAAAGTTTTACAGATCACCCACGGACGCTCGACGGCGTTTTTCATTTTGTTTTTCATCACCGGGAACGTGATGGCGGTCAGGCATCTACTGACGCCGGTGTACGTCGGTTTCATGGGCACGCTGGGCGGTCTGGTGCTCGGGCATTCGATCAAGGAGGACTGGGCTGAAAAAATGAACGGGCCGCGACCCGACGGCGGTCCAGATCTTCCTCCGCCAGGAGGTCCGAAATGTTGACCACCAGAGTGAAGTACGAAATCGCTGGCGGAGCAGTTGCTTTAGTCGTGATCGTGCTGGTCGTTGCCTCGTGGGTCGGAGCCCGCGAGGACGCGGTCCGCGCGAAGGCCACGGTCGATGCGCAACAGACGGTCATCGCTGCGGCGGAAAAACAGCGAACGGATCTTGTGGCGGCGGAGACGGAACGCGATCGTCTCACCGCAGTGAACGTGGCGGCGCTGCAGGCCGCAGCCGCGAAGCAGGTATCGCCGGCTCAAATCGCGGCGTGGATTCCGAAGCAGCTCCAGCAGATCCCCGGAACTCCCATCACGCTCAACATTCCGGCCGCGACCGCAGCAAACCCGACGCCGAACGCGATAGCGTCGATTCCGCAGGCGGACCTCCCCGGTCTCCGGGATCAGATCGAGAAGTGCCAGGAATGCGGAGTAAAGCTGGCTACGGCGCAACAGGACGCGACGTCCAAGGATCAGCAACTCCTGCTCGCAGGTCAGCAGCTCTCGGCGGTCAGCGTCGAACGGGACGCCTACAAACAGGCCGCGAAGGGCGGTCCCTTCTGGTCTCGGGTGAAGTCGAAGGCGAAATGGTTTGCGATCGGCGGCGCGGTCGTGGCTGGCGCGCTCTGTGGGACGGGCCACTGCAAGTAGGGAATCTGATTCGCTAGGGTCAGATCCAGTGGCACTTCTGGTGGCACTCAGAAATTACTTTACCGCTCCGTGCCGTACCTCTCCGGAACTCGGTTTGCTTTGTTTTCAGGTGGTTGGAGGCTGCCCGCGCTCTGCCGTGACTCGCCGTAAGCTGGGTTAATCGTTTCCAGAATCTGATGTCCTGCCAATTGGACGACCTCCCATCCGGTTGAAACTATGAGGCTTTCGGGGACCTCACTCTCGCCCGCTTAACCCTGGTGGCACTTGTGGTGGCACTCCGGAGTCCGCCGATCCGCTCCGCCGGCACGAGCGTTGGTGGCACTTCGGAGGGTACCATCTTCGGGTCCAGCAGCAGGACCGCGCGCATCTTGTGATCCGGCGAAAGGTGCGCGTACTTCATGGTCATCTCGATCGACTTGTGCCCCATCAGGTCCTGGACCGTTCGCATGTCCACGCCGGCCATCGCGAGGCGCGACGCGAAGGTGTGCCGCAGGTCGTGCCAGCGGAAGTTCTCGACGCCGGCGGCTCTCACGATTCCGGTCCACCACTTGTGCGACCAGCCGGGGTTGACGAGCGTCGCGCCGTTTGAGATCTTGTAAAGTTTTTCCAGCAACGTGCGCGTGGAGTTGTTTATCGAAATGTGCCGGCGTCCGGTCTTGCCGTGGACCGTCAGCAGGCCAAGCTCGAGCGAAACGTTTTCCCACGTCAGCGTGAGCTGCTCGCCCAGGCGCATGCCGGTGTTGAGGGCAAGGTCCATGCTCGCTTCGCGCTCGGGAAACTCCGACGCGAGGATGGCTCTGCGCAGCGCGAGTTCCTCGGCCTTGTCGAGGAAGCGGATCCGGTGATCGGTCTCGCGGTAGCGTTCGACCGCGGCGACCGGGTTCACCTTGACGTGGCCGTGGCGCACGCCGTACCTGAAAACGCTGCTGATGAACGAGCGGTAGCGATTCACCGTCGAGCCGCTGAGCGGCGGGCGCGGTTGCGCATCTTTCGCATCCGGCTCTGGTTCCTTCCGGTTGCCGGGGCCGTCGAGCTGGAGCTGGCGCAGCGTGCTTTCGATCATTTCTGCGGTCACTTCCACGGCTGCGATCTTGCCGAATTTTTTTAGGCGCTCGGCTCGCACGGAATCGTTCGCGCAGGTCCTGCGTGACAGCCGCAAGGCTTTGCTCTCCATAGCCAGGTCCGCCAGCGCGCGAAACGTGATTTTCACTTTGCGAGTCGGCGCGACAAAGGTTCCTTCCCGGATCTCGCGCTTGCGGTTGATGTAGGCTTCGACCGCGACCGACCGGCGCCCGATTTTTTCTCGGTGCCGCGCGCCGGCAGTGTCCTTGTAGCAAATCCACCAAATCCCGGAGCCGGGCACGCGCTCGTAAACTCCCCGCATTTTTTCTTCAATCATGCGACGATCAGCTTTTTGTGGAAGCTCGCCGAGCGCATGCCAGGCTCGACCTGGACACCACGCTCGAGGTTATGCCGAATCAGGAAGCGTTTCTGTTTAATTGCCTTATCGAGCTCCCGCCTTTGTTTTCGCAACACGGCCAACTCTGCGAGATCCGCTTGCGTGATGATGCCGGGACCGTCCACTGGATACTGGTATTCGATATCGAGTTGCTCCGGCTCTTTGGCGTCGACGATCTTAAGCTTGTGTTCACGAATCTCGCGTCCCATTGTGGGGTCCTCCGAGTGTGATCTAGCTCGCCTTCCGTTTCTTTTTGACGCCCTCAGATGTGTCCCGGTGTTTCTCACTCGCGTCGCGTTCGAGATCGACTTGGCGCTTCGCTTCTTCCGCCGCCTCGACGCGAAGGCGCAAAGCAAGGAGCGATCCTACGGTCTCAAACAGCCTGAATCCAGAGCGGAAAATCTTTCTGACAAAATCGGCCAGGGCGAGATCTTCCGCTTTCGCGGCCGACTCGATTCGTGCGGCGAGCGCTTCTTTTTCCCTGAATGATATCTGCCTCGATTTTCCTCTCGCCATTTCCCACGCCTCAGAAGTCGAAAGGCGACGCGGAGTTTTGCACAGGTTCTTAATAATTGCAAGAAGTCTACTTGACACCAAGTGGAGTCTCTAAGTATAAGTACCAATGCATAGAAGTGGAGTCAGATGGAGGCAGTGAAATTCAATGACAACCAAAAAAAGAACTCCGAAAGCGGAGCGCGGTCCTCGGGAACTTCCCTGCTCGTTCGCGGCGAGCGCCGAGCTGAAGGCCAGGCTCGAAGCGATTGCCCAGAAGGAAGAACGCTCAGTCAGCTTCATCGTGCGCAGGGCGGTCGAGAAATATCTCGAGACCAGTCCCGAGGCCGCCGCCTGATGGACCTCGCTCCGAAACTTCTCTACACCCGTCCCGAGGCCGCCGGCATGCTTTCGATCTCGGTTTCCTCGCTGGACGTCTTAATCGGCCGCGGCATGCTTCGCGCCGTTCGCAAAGGTCGCCGCGTGCTGGTCCACAAAACTGAACTCGAACGAATTGCCCGCCAAAACATCCCGACGATCTGGCCAGCGAAAGAACACGGAAAAACCGTCAACCGTCCCGAGGCTCACTCATGACCACGAGAAGAACTCAGCAGGTCTCATTCCGAGCGAAACGGCCCGAATACGACCACATAGCGGAAGCCGCTAAGGTCGAGGAACTCACCGTTGCCGATTTCGTGCGCAAGCTTGTCCGCCTGGTGCTGAAGGAATACGAGGTCGAGGGGTCGCTTCACGCTTTGCGTGTGCGCGTCACAACCGACGGCGGCTTATGGCCCGGCCACGGGGAGAACCCAAAGCGATGCAAGTCTGCCTCACGAAAGTAGACGGGACAGAGATTGCCCGACTCGACGTGTTTTCGTCGGTTGACGTGATCGTGTGGGGAAAAGAAAAGCCACGGCCGCGGTACTTCGTCCGCATCGGCACCGACACGTTCCGCGAGGCGGTCGTCGCATTTGTGAATCCGCCGAGCGAGAAGGAGGGCTAAGTGTGTAGTCGACCTAAAAAACAAAAAAGGAGAAAAAAGCAAATGAACACTCAAGCTTCACCGCCATCGCAGGCTCCGTGGGTAACCGCTCTCGTGAATCAGGCGCAACAAAACGAGGACGCCGAAGACTCCGCGACTCTAGTGATCAATGGAATCGCGACGCAGCTCCAGACCGCAATCTCGAACGCCAGCAGTTTGTCCGCGGCTGACGCGGCAACTCTGCAGGCTCTGGCCGCTCAACTGAAGGCGCACTCGGATCCGCTCTCGGCCGCAATCGTAGCCAACACGCCGGCAGCCGACGAGGCCGCAACGAGTTAACACCAACAAGGGCCGCCGGCAGACCGTCCCGACAAATGTCTGCCGAAAAAACGGGGGCACGGCGTGTGGCTCATTCCGGTTTCTTTATCCTCAGCGTTTGCTCTGGAACGGCGATGCTCGATGAAGGAGTTCGCGTCGCTGTGCCAGAGGCGCGGACTGTGGGTTACGTCGAGCGGGAAGCCTACGCTGAAGCCGTTCTCCTGGCGCGGATGGGCGAAGAAGCGCTGGAGCCGGCACCTGTTTGGTGCGGACCTCTTGAAGATCTCAAATTCGGGGAGTGGCGTGGAGCAGTGGACTGCCTCACTGCGGGCTTCCCGTGCCAGCCGTGGAGTGCTGCCGGCCAGCAACGCGGCGAAGCGGACGACCGATGGCTCTGGCCCGCGATCCGCGACGGGATCCGCGAGTCCGGCGTGCCCATCGTTTTCCTTGAGAATGTGCCAGGGCTCGTTTCTGGATGCGGACTCAATCGCGTACTCGGAGATCTTGCCGCGCTCGGGTTCGATGCGGAGTGGTGTTCTATTTCCGCAGCCGACGTGGGAGCCGCCCATCTTCGCGAGCGAATTTTCATTCTGGCCGTCGGCTCGAGCGGAGGACGCGGAGTCCTGCGGGAATCATCCCAAGGGCGGCTCATCGCACTCGGGCGACTCGCTGACGGGAGTGACTCGGCTGTGGCAGACGCCAGCGAGCGATTCGTTCCGCTCACGCGGCGGGGACCGGAAGGAGGAAATGGGTCTGGACCAGCAGGCGCGGATCCTGTGGCCGACGCCGGATGCGCAGAGCGGAGGCGCGACGGTTCCGTCGACGGAGCGCAAGAGCCAGATGAATCTGAAGGAGGCGGCGGAAAAACTCTGGCCGACGCCGGACTCCATGAGCGGCGGACCGGAGAGTGCGGAGCGGAAGCAGGAGCTGGGCCGGATGGAATCGGGCGGGAGCGATCTCTCGGCCACGGCACAGATCTGGCCGACGCTTCGCCCGTGCTCGGGGTTGCGCTCGAGCGGAGCGAACGCGACGGAGTTCTATCGGCGCTGGCCGACGAGCGGAGCGAACGACTGGAAGGGCAGCGCGGCGACGGGCCAACGCAGGGGCCAGCTCGACGAAGCGACGGAGCAGATATTTTCGCACCCGGTCCCACCGATCCCCGATGGCCAGCCATCCTCGACGAAAGACCTTTCCTTGCGCCGGCGATTGAATCCGGGTTTTGCCGCGTGGCTTATGGGGATGCCGTGGTTTTGGACGAATCCCGAATCGATCAGCTCCGCGCGATCGGAAACGGAGTTGTGGCGCTGCAGGCTGGCGTCGCGTTCGCAGTTCTTGCTCGGCGAATTCTCGAAGGTGGGTGACGTTGCAGCGGAGAGCTGAAAACTGGGATTCCGAGTTTGGACGCTTCGTGAAGTCCTACGGAGTGCTCCTGCTCGCCACGCGGCTGCACGTGGATCCCTCGGCTGTCTATCACTGGATTGCGGGTAGCTCGAGCCCGCATCCGTCGAACGCTTTCGCGATTCAGCGGCTCGCCAAGCGCCGCCACATCGCGCTCTCGCTCGACAAAATTTACGAGCGTTTTCAATCCGCACGCTAGGAGGAATCGATGGTGGAGCAGGAGCAGGTCAGTCTGGGAAATCTCTGCAACGGTGCGATCGAGGAAGTTTTTCAGCGGGAGTTCGCAACCGTTCTCGCCAACATCGGCGACGTCAACACGGATCCCGAAGCGAAACGCAAAATCACGCTCGAGTTCACGCTCGAGCCGTTTGCGGACCGCTCCGGCGCCGAGGTCACCTTCGCCTGCAAGTCGAAGACGATCCCGGTGAACTGCGTTAAAGGCACGGTGTTCCTGCAGCGGAAAGGCCTGGTGATGGTCGCGATCCCTCACGACCCTCGGCAGGTTCGGATGTTCGACGGCAAGCTCGCCGGGGCAGGCGACAAACCGAGCTAGGGCCATGCAGCAAAAATTAAAACCGGAGGAACCAGCGATGCTCAGTGAATTTGTTTCAAAGATTTTGACTCTGGCATTGCCGAATCAGGTTGAACTGGGAGGGCTCACTTACGTCGACAAACAACTGACGCCTGTGAAGCCTCCAGTTGCGGATTCGGTCGAAGTGTCCACTCTGCAGGGCCTAGCCGATCTGTACAACGGCGATCTCGGCACGGTGAAATCGAAGGGCGATGTCCTGATTCACATCACCAGTCCCACCACGGTCGAGATCATTTCACGCCTAACCGACGACTGGAAGCGCGAGCAAGTCTACGCGCGCGCTACCTATCCCACAAAAATCGAAGGCTTCCCGTTCGGCCAGTGGCTGAACCTGGAGAACTTCATCATCATGTGCCAGTCCCGGATCCAGCGCGCGATGATTCAAAACGACGACGGGACGATGGCGAAGGACCTCGACTACGTTCTGCAAATCGCTTCGGCGATCTCGGCGGAAGCGATCGAGACCTCCGACGACGACGGGATCTCTCAGAAAGTTGCCACGCGTCGCGGCATCGTGCTGAAAGACCAGACCAACCTCAAATCGCGAGTCACGCTCGCTCCCTACCGCACGTTCGCAGAGGTCGACCAGATCCCGTCGACGTTTGTGTTCCGTGCTCGGAAGGCAGCCAACGAAGAGATCAACCTCGCGCTGTTCGAGGCCGACGGCGGTCGCTGGCGTATCGCAGCGGTCGCCAACATTGCAGCGTGGCTCGGCGGAGGGAAATTCGGCGACTCGCCGATCATCAGCTAAAAAACGAATGCCCAAAATTCCCGGCATCTTCGAGCGTCCGGCGAAGAGCGGCGTCTGGTGGATCTCGTACTGTGACACGGAGGGAATGCGTCACCGCGAGAAAATCGGCAGGCGCTCTCTGGCTCTGGACGCAGTGTCGCGCCGGAGGTTGGAAGTGAAGGACGGGCGGTACATTCCGCCCACCAAGGGAGCGCGTCTCACGTTCCGCGAACTCGCCCAGGCAGCGATGACGCAGAAGAAATTGAGACTCGCTCCCCTCTCTTACGAAACGGACCTGATGCGGCTCGCAAAACTATTACCGCTCATCGGCAACGTGCCAGCGGACCGGCTCACGCCGGACCGTGTGGAGGAGACGCTCGCAGGTTTGCGATCGACGGTGTCGGGATCCACGGCCAACCGCTATCGCTCGCTCATCAGCAGCATCTACGCGTTCGCTCTGCGGTCCGGTCGCATCGCGGTCAACCCGGTTTCCCGCGTGAAGAGGTATCGCGAGAACGACTCTCGGATCCGATGGTTGAAGCCGGCGGAGGAGGCGGCGATCAGGAAGACCATCGACCATCTGGCGCACGAAGCAGAGTTCGATCTCGCGCTTCACACGGGAATGCGGCGCGGCGAGCAGTTTCTACTTAAATGGAAAGATTGCGACCTCGAGACGGGAATTCTGACGGTCAAAGGGAAAACGGGACGGCGTCACATCGTGGCGAATCGCTCGGCGCTCCGGGCGCTGCGCACGCTAAAGGCGCTCACGCCCGAGGATGCTAGGTTCGTTTCGCCCGACGCGACCGACGACGTGCGGCGGGACTGGCGCCGCTGGCTCGAGGATGCGGTGAAGAAGGCGAAGGTCGAAGACTTTCATTGGCACGATCTGAGGCACACGTTCGCTTCGCGCCTGGTGATGCGCGGTGTCGACATCCGAACGGTGCAGGAACTTCTGGGCCACAAATCAATCGTCATGACGATGAAGTACGCGCACCTCGCGCGTGATCATCGGCAGGCGGCGGCCGAGAAGATGAACGACAAGGAGGCAACACCGATGACGGACACAAAAAAGGGCGGCGACAAAGGCAGTGGCGGGAAGGACAAAGGCGGGAAGGACGGCGGTAAGTAGGCTCGGGCCGCGAGCAGCTCGAGCGAACTGCGGATCTCGGGCTGCTCGCCAATTTTCCGATGAGCGTGATGATTTGCTGCCGATGCTCGAAGCGCACGACGAGGTTCACCTGTCCGCGATGCCGGCACCGGATCTGCGGGTCCTGCAAAAGAGTTCGTCCGATCGAGAGGGCGGCATGAAGTCGACGGTGTGCTGCAAATGTTCGCGCCGGATGTTCAAGCTCACGTTTATCTGTCCGCGTTGCGGGCATCGGCTCTGTGAGTCGTGCAAAGGAATGAAGCGAGGACTGTGAAGCTCACCGATTTGAATCCGGTGTGGACGACGCCGCTCGGCGGGCGCGAGCCGAACGGCGTACGGATCCTGGTGATCGACTGCCCGTGTCTTCGTGGCCATCGTCGGCGGATCCCGCTCGGGCAACCGGGCATGAGTTCGTTCACCGACGGCGACACCGGCGTGTACGTCTGGCAGTGCAGCTCCTACGATCTCGCCAGCATGACGCTCTACCCGTCGCTCGACTTCGGTTGCTGGCACGGCCACATGAAGAACGGCGCAACGATTCGCGTCGGCGGGACGGAGCCGGTGAAACCATCGTGATCAACGCTCGCACTTTCGATTTCATCCTCGCGTGTCTCGCGCTGATAGGTTTCTTTTTCTCGGTCGCTCGATGGATGTGGCCGGCGGCAGTGTGCATGGTGCTCGTCGCTTTTCTGACGCTCTGGAGGATGGCCTATGACTGACAAAGAATACGACCGCGAATTGGTGGCGCATCTTCGCGAGCTGAGTAGTCGGCGTCCCTGGCTCACGTACGACCAGGCGTTCGATATCGCGTGGCGGCGGATGCAGAAGAAGGACGGTCTCACTCGCGTGGAAATCGCGCGCCAGGCGGCTGAGTACCGAGAATATCAAGCCAAAAGTCGTGGCACTGGTAGTGGCACCGGACGGGAATAGCATTTTTGACGCTGTGTAAGTCGTGCGCTGTGAGTGGGCTGGAGGCGCACAGTTCTCACACGCAGGACTACGTGTCCTGTGGATTTTGGCCGCTGGAGGCAAAAATGGACGGGCCGAAACGGGACCTCTCGCAGGACGAACTGGACTCCGCGCTCGCGCGCGGCAGGGCTTTTCGTGATGCCGTCTACGGCGCTCCCGCTGCGAAGGAAGGCGAGCCTGAAGCGACCGGATGTCCGGTCTGCGGCTTGAAGGATTGCTGGTGGTGGAAGAGCGACTCCGTTCATCCCGAGCATTCCGTGCGCAACGTCGTGTTCGTGAAGAACGAAGGCGTGCTTGCCGAGGCGCTCGGGATCTCGCCGGCCACGATCACAAGGTGCGAGCGTCTGGTCGAGCACGCGGTCAAAAAGAACTGGCCCCTCCGCCGTCTCGTCGAGTTTGCGAACTGCATGGGCTTGGACGACGCGGAGTGGACGGTGTTCATGTACACGCTCGGCTGGTGGGATCACGCGAGGCGCGCGGATGAGCCGTGAGGTCACGATCACGTGCATGTACTCCTGCAATCTGTGTGGTCTGTCGAAGGTCAAAGTCGAGGTTCCCGCGCGCGGCAGCGACGAGGACGTCAGGCATTACCTCGAGCAAGTTGCGGCGACGTGCCTGTCTGAGGATCACGCAAAACGGAGCCCGCACTGCAGGCCGACAACTCTGAGCGAGGTCTACATTCCGGTCACGGGCGCCAAATATATCGGCGGACCCATCGAGAACTGAGGAGGCGGTCATGAACGACAGGGTCTGGCCGGAAGTAACGATGCAGCAGTTGCTCGATGCCGGCTTCAATGCGTTCGGGCTGCAACTTTTCATCGAGTCCATCGCGGACAAAAAAGACGCGAAGGACTTCAAGGCGATTTCTATCAGGTTCCGCGGAATCAAAATCACGTTTGAGCCAGATGGGGAGATCGATACGCGGCATCACTGAGGAGGCGGAAATGGCGAAGCAACGCGAGTGCGAGGACTGCGGTGATCCCGTTCCCGGTCGGAGGTTCCGCTGCCGCGATTGCCGGAAGCTCGTTTGCGCCTGGTGCTCCGGCCACGTTCACCGGACTCGGAAATGAGCCGCGGCGGTGATGGGTCTGAGTCCGCTCTGCGGACACGGAATGCAAGACGCGCCGCCGAAGTTCCCACGGCGGATTCTAAGGAGGCAGTCATGATTAAACCAAGCATCGGTCGCATCGTTCACTTCGTCGCAAGCAACAGCGTCCACCACGCCGCCATCATCACCGCCGTTCGCGGCGAGGCGGTCGAAGGAATTCCCGGCGTCGAACAAATTTCTTGAGCGGTCCGAAGCAAACGTGGGACGCCGACGAGCTGCAGGCTCTGCTCGATGTCTTCGAGCGGCTGGCGATGGAGCCGATTGAACTCTATGTCCAGACCAAAACCGAACGCGCTGCGCTCGCCAAGCTCCGAGAGGGAGCCAAGTTCTACGAGGGAAGTTGGTGGAGGCCGAGATGATTGCGGAAGTCGTGCCCAGTTTGGCAGGTCCTACTCTAAAAATTTTTGGGATCCCGGTGCAGACGTGGCTCGGCACGCAGTACGACCGTGAGTGTCACGCTCTCGCGCGGAAGATCAACGCGGCTCCGGCTGAAATCGGTTTGGTGCTCGTGAACGCGCGCAAGGTGGACGCGCTGCAGGTTTGGTACGCGATCTTCACCGCGCTGCTCGACATGCCGGAAGCCGGCGAGACCAACGATCAGCTCGTGGGCAAGATGCGATTGCTCCGCGAGCGGATCCGCGCGGAGATCCCGGACGAGGAACAGCCACAGAGAAAGCCGCGGTTGCTCGGCGAGCCGGCTGAGTACGGCGATCGGCTCCGAACGACGGACCGCAGGATCTGCCACGACCGCAGGCATTCAAAGACGGACCGCCGCGCGTCGCATCCGGGCGCTGGCCGAAAGGAAAGGAGTCGCTGATGCCGTGCTCGTGGATAAAACTTCCCGGCGGCGAAGTCGCGATCGTGAAGCACGCGAAAGGTCGAACGCGGAAGTGCGGTTTCTGTTCGCTGTCCAGCACGAAGCTCTGCGACGCCATCGTGGGCAAGACTCTCGCTGGCGATCCGATCACTTGCGACACGCCGATGTGCGACTCGCACGCGCGCCAGGTGGGACCGGATAAGGATTTTTGTCCGAAGCATTCGATGTGAGGAGGAGCTGATGCCGTGGAAGCGCAGTCCGTTGAAACCGGTGTGGAGCTGCGGTTTGCCAGGTTGCGAGCATCGCTACTGGATTTTCGCCTGGCTTCACGGTCGCCTGGTGCCGCGACCCGATGCGCGGGCGAAGGTCGACATCAATCCGTCGGCGCCGCCGGATCCGTCGCCGAGACGCTCTGACATCGATGAATTTTCACGGCGAGTGCGAGGTCCGAAATGAACAAAAAAAATCGAGCGCCGAGAGTTCGGTTGACAAGTAATCGGCCGCGGCCGAAGCAAGGCGTCTGCAGGATCTGCGGTTGCACGGAGAACAAAGCGTGCGTGCTTGAAGATACCGAGGCGGACGGAATTCTCACCTGTTTGTGGGCCGATGGGACGAAGACACTTTGCACCAACCCGAAATGTCTTGCGGAGGCGAGGTCGTGAGAGCGCTAGAAAATCTGAAGCAACACATGACCGCAGCGACGATGAACAACCGTTGGGAGACGCTGGGTGAAATCGTTGAGGCGATGCGGAGAAACTACGGCATGAAATTCACTCGAATCGACGCCGTCACGTGGCTGCAGGAGCTGGCGAAGGATGGAACACGAACACTCGCGTCTCGCCTTCGTCCTGGTGCTGGCAACGTGAAAGAGTTCCGGCTCTACGTGAAGGAGATCGAGGCGATGAGCAACACTTCCCTGCCTCATCAGGAATATCTGGTCAAGCCCCGGAGGTCTCGTTGAACAAGACGACGCCGGTTTCGTGGCCGTTCCCGTTTCGCTTCGATAGCGCTCGCTACTCCGATCTGTACCTGATGAGTCAGCTCACCGAGGCGCTGGTGCAGTCGCAGATCCTTGAGTTGCTTCGCGTCTATCGCGTCGACGCGGTGCCCATCGATGCCGGCGGACGGCGACAACGAGGGAGGATGATGGCTGCGGCGAAAGCTGCAGGCGTCTCTCTGTCTGGCGTGCAAAGCGCAAAAACCGGATCTGCGATTCCATCCGGCTTTTCAGACATCGAGGCCACGCTCGCGCCGCACGGCCGCGCGGTCTACATCGAGGTCAAAGCTCCGGCGTGGATTGACAGCCGAAAACGAATTGTGCGCGAGGCTGGCAAACCGTCTGCCGAGCAACTCGATTTTCTTCTCCAAAAATATCAGCGTGGCGCGTTGGTGATGGTTGCCTGGTCATCGATCGACGTGGAGGGATTTTTAGGCGGAGAGCTGGAAGTGAATCGGAGCGTGCTCACAAAATCGCGGGGCACGAATGAGGACTTCTAAGTTCCGGTATGTCGCCATCGATCCCGCGCGCGCTGACGGCGAACACATCCGAGCGATCGGCAAGGCTGCAGGTCTGTTCGATTTTTTGATTGATCACCAGACCGATTCGGAGGGTTGGGTGAACTACGGAAAGCTCATCAGCTATTCGTGGATTGAACGCCGGCTCCCGAACTGCCAGCCGCAGCGAACGCTGAGGCGTTGGATGGCTCGGCTCCGCGATGGCGGCTATGTCGACGTCATCGTGCGCCGATCCGCGCACGGGATGCACGTCCGAATCCTGAACCAGTTCAAGTTCCCGAAAGTGCAACTCTCTCTATTCCCGCAACCGAAACCCAGGACCATCACCAGTGGAAAGCCTGTGAAAAAGCCTGTGGAAAAGCTGTGTGAGCCGAGTACTAGCCTCCGGCCACAAGTGGCCGCAGCCTCCGGCCAGAAGTGGCCGGTCTCTTACTTATTGTACGAAAGGTTCGAGGAAAAGAGATCCGGCGGCTCCGCCGCCGAATACCCCAACACCGGAGGTGTAGCTGTGGAAAACGACGACGAATTTGAAGGGATCCTTAAGAGGCTTGCTGCTCTGAAGTCTCTGAGCAGCAAGCCACAGCTCGTCGAAATGTCCGACGAGCAAAAGCAAAAAAGACTCGACCTGCTCCACGAGCAGGGTCGAGCCTGTCAGGAAAAACTCAAAGCCTCCGGTTGAGGAAAAAATGCCACTTCCAACATCTCGCGCGGACCTGGTCGCCTTCGGCTACCAGCATCTCATCGACACCAAACCAGGCGGAGCTCACTGCTCCGCCTGCAATGCTCCGATCGAGTGGTGGCAAACCCCGCGCGGCAAAAAGATGCCGTTCAGAGCCATCGTGACCGATGGCGTTGAACGACTGATTCCGCACTTCAGCGATTGTCCGAAAGCCGATCAGTTCAGGAAAAAGAAGTGAGCTGGCGACTCTACGTTCTGCTTTCGTTGGTGATCGTCTGCGGTGCGCTGTTCAAAAAGGAGAATCGAAAATGGTAACAGTCAAATTCACTCCGCTCTTGCTGTCGATTCCGCTCATCGCCATCATCCTCGGCCTGGTGATCTATTTCGGCACCAAAGAGGGCAAGGCGTCAGCGGTCGGTTACGCGATTTTCGTCTGCGGTCTGTTTTTGATGCTGTGGATTGCGACGTTCCACTAGCCAATGAAGATCAACGTCGATGTCGACATCAACGATCTCGTGAAGCTGGTTTCGCTGACGCTCCGCCAGCTCCCATACGCCACAAACAACGCGATCACTCGAACTGCGAAGGAAGCCGTCTCTGCAGGTCAGAAGGAACTCGAGGCGCATCTGCAGATCCGCAAAAACTTCATCTTGAAGCGCGTGAAGATTTTGCAGTACTCGAAGGTCGGAAATCTGACGGCGATCATCGGCATCGATTCCAAGGTTCAAGGTTCACCGCTGATTCTCGGTTTCCTCGAGGAAGGCGGCACCAAAGAGCCGACTACTGGCGAAGGCATCGCGATCCCGATCACTGGCGAAGCAGCGCGGCCGTCTTTCGCACAGAGCATTCCCACAGGACTGAAATACGCGAATCTCGCGTTCGCAAACAACAAAGGAAAAAAGCGGACGTTCATCATTCCCGACGTCGGCGTTTTTCAGCGCATCGGACCAGGTAAAGATGGAACGGTTTTGATCTATTCGTTCAAGCCGTCCGCTCGACTGCCGGCACATTTCAGATTGCGCGACGCGATGATTGCGGTTATCGGTCAGCGTTTTTCCGTGATCTTCAGCGAGGAATTCACGAAAGAAATCCTAGCGAAGGCGGCGCGATTGTGACTGACCATCTTTTATCGACTCCACTTCAAACGATTGGACCTGCTCACGCGCTCGGAAAGAAGATCCGCTCGAGTGGTGAACGCCCAAAAATCGCCATCGTGTTTGTGATCGAGCGAATTGCTGACAATCTCTGCGTTCGTCGACTGTACGTGCATCGGGAAGCCGCCGAAAAAATCGTTGCGGAGAAATACGGCGCTGGATGGCACGTCGTCGAATTCGCGCGCGAAGGAAATCGATGAGCGAATCTTGGAAGTGTTTTTTGGTCGAAGCAACTGGCGAAACCTACAAAGCTCCGTGTCTCTGCAGTCCAGGTTGCACGGAAGTCATCGAACGACGAGTTTTTCGACGAACGGACACTGGCGAAGTGGCGAACATTTATCCGTGGAACTTTCCTGTCGGTGCGATGTGGTTTGTCGAACACGATCCTGGCGAATGCTTCGCTGGCTGGTCGAACTGTGACGGCAAGCATTTGCATGTGAAGACTCCTGGCAACCACTGGGATATCGACAGTCGTGCTTCTAACTGTGGTTTGAAATCTGACAACGTTCATCGCTGTTGGATCCGTCACGGTGTTCCGCCAAACCTCACGGTCGATAAAGACGGAAAGACTTGTTCTGCTGGTGCAGGTTCGATTCAAGCCGGCAAGTGGCACGGTTTCATCACGAAGGGAGTTCTCAGTGATCGACGACAATAACTTGTCTATGTGTCTGATGGCGTGCTCTTGGAGGTGAAACGTGGCGACGCTCTTACTGTGGCTCAGCAGTTCACTCTGGACTGGGACGGACCGATCTGTTCGATGGTTCATGGTGCGGTGATGACTCCCGCTGTCAGCAAGCGTGTCACACCAAGTCCTTGTCCGCCAACGCGCCACGAGCTATTGATTGCGTGCATCGTCTTCGCTGTTGTGTTCGTTCTCGGCGCGCTCGTCGGTCTTGGCATGGCGAACGTCCTGCGAAAGTGGTGACCGCTTTTTCTTCGCCCTGGTTTGGGTCCTGCCGGGGGGACGCCGCCAGTGCGGGTCACGGCGAGGCCGAGGGGTGTCCTGCCACTGGAGTTTTTTTACCGACTTGACTTTTGTTTTTCGCGGAGGCGGTTGTGGACGACCCGAAGACTAAGGAGCTCGAGGCTCACGTGGTGAGCTGCAGCGTCTGCTCGGTTGCAAACAAGCGGGTCAACGATTTTTGCGAGACCGGGCAGCTACTTTTTTTTGTGTGGGCGGAGGAGCACCCGCCGCGCGCAGCGGCGTTGGTCGAACTCACGCCGGAGCAGTACGAGCAGCTCGTGCAAGCGGTGCTCCGCCGGGCGCGGAATGCCGAGAGGAACTGAGCCGATGAAAATTCAGATGTGGAGCATCGATCGAGTCATCCCGTACAAAAGAAATCCGCGGCGCAACGAGGACGCCGTCGCAAAAGTTGCAGCGTCCATCAAGGAGTTCGGTTTTAAGCAGCCCATCGTGGTGGACAAAGAGTCGGTGATCATCGTCGGCCACACGCGACTGCTCGCTGCGCTCCGGCTCGGCATGAAGGAAGTCCCGGTCCACGTCGCGAGCGATCTCTCGCCGGCGCAGGTGAAGGCTTACCGCCTGGCCGACAACCGAGTCCACGAAGAAGCGGAGTGGAACGAGGAGCTGCTCGCGCTCGAGCTGGGCGATCTGTCCAAGCTCGGATTCAATCTCGAGGCGACCGGCTTCGACGCCGACGAAATCAACGAGCTGCTGAACCTCGAGCAGGGCGGTCTGCTCGCCGGCGCCGACGAGGACGCGGTACCGGAGACGCCGGCGAAACCCACGGCGTTCACTGGCGAGCTCATCACGCTCGGGAAGCACCGCGTGATCTGCGGCGACTCCACGGATCCCTACATCATCGAGAAACTTTTCGCCGGCGCGAAGGCCGACGCCATCTTCACCGATCCGCCGTACAACGTGAACTACGAAGGTGGCGCGGGGAAAATAAAAAACGACAACATGGCTGACGACAAGTTCCGGCAATTCTTGCGGCGCGCGTTCGGCGTGATGTTCCGTGTGCTGAAGGACGGCGGCGCCGTCTACGTTTGCCACGCTGACACCGAGGGACTCAATTTTCGCGGCGCGTTCACCGAGGCTGGTTTCAAACTCGCTGGCTGCCTCATCTGGTGCAAGGACTCGCTGGTGCTCGGGCGCTCCGACTACCAGTGGCAGCACGAGCCGATCCTCTACGGCTGGAAGCCCACGGGATCTCACAAGTGGTACGGCGACCGGAAGTCCACGACCATCTCGGAGTTCATGCTGCAGGCTCCGCTCACCCAGGTGGAGCCGAATCGCTACCGGCTCCGGCTCGGCGATCAGTGGTTTGAAATCCGCGGCGAGAAAATAGCGATCGAGGAACTCGAGACCACGGTCGTGAAGATGCCGAAGCCGAAGCGCTCCGACGAACACCCGACCATGAAGCCCGTCGCGCTCATCGACAAGTTCCTGAAAAATTCCACACGGAAAAAGGACCTGGTGTTCGACGCGTTCGGCGGATCCGGCTCGACGCTCATCTCGTGCGAGAAGCTCGGGCGCACCGCGTACCTCTGCGAACTCGAGCCGAAGTTCGTTGACGTCATCGCGCTCAGGTGGGAGGAAGCCACGGGGAAAAAAGTAAAACGCAATGCCTCTAACTGATGTGGGCCGCGTCGCGCAGGCGCTCAACCTCACGGAGGCGCGCGTCCACCAGCTCGTGAAGGAAGGCCTGCCCAAGGAAGGCCGCGGTCAATACGACCCCGTGAAATGCATGCTCTGGTACATCCGGTACCTGCAGGCGGTGATCGAGAAGAAGGCCGTCAATCTCGCCGAGCCGGGCGGCGCCGTGTTCGCCGGCGAGCGCGAGGAGCGCGTCCGGTTGCTCCGGGCCGACGCGGACATGCGCGAGATCGAGCTCGCCAAAGAACGCAGCCAGCTCATCACGCTCCCGGAGGTCGAGGTCGCGATGACCGACCTGGTGCTCACCACGAAGGCTCGCATGATGGCGATCCCGCCGCGGCTGGCGCCGGAACTCGTGGGCGAAACGTCGCGCGTGATGATTCAGGCAAAGATGGAGAAGGCCATCAAGGAGGCGCTGTCTTACTTGGCGAAAGCTGCACCCGATGGAAGTTCAGAGTCACCAAAGCGCACGGGCTAATTTCGTCGGAGTCATCTCGCGCTCGCGCGCGCACTTTGATCCTCCGCCCGATATCACCATTTCGGAGTGGGCGATCCGCAACCGGATCCTGCCGAAGGGAACGACCTCGAGGCCTGGTCCGTTCAAGCCTGAAAAATTCCAAATCGAAATGATGGACTGCATCCTCGACCCCAACGTCCACGAGGTCGTGATCATGAAGTCCACGCAGGTGGGCTACTCCGACGCCGTCATCAACAATCTTGCGGGCTATTTTATATCCGCCGATCCCAAACCGATCATGCTCGTTCAGCCCACCATCGACAACGCGAAGGACTACGGCAAAAAAAGAATCACGCCGATGATCGAGTCCTGCCCGGCGCTGCGAGATAAAATCCGGCCGCCGACGTCGCGCCGCGCGGGGAACACTCTGGCGCTGAAGGAATTTCCGGGCGGCTTCCTGAAGCTCACGGGCGCGAACTCCGGCGCTGGCTTGCGCTCCGATCCCGTGCCCATCGTCCTGTTCGACGAGGTCGACGGCTATCCCATCGACGTCGAAGGCGAAGGCGATCCCATCGCCATCGGCACGCGCCGCACCGACTCGTTCGCCGATTACAAAATCGTGAAGGGATCCACGCCGGCCAAACCCAAGGGCATCTCGCCGATCGAGCGCGACTACTTGCGGTCCGACATGCGGCGCTTCTACGTTCCGTGCCCGCTCTGCGGACTCGAGCAGGTGCTGTGGTGGAGGGACCCGCAGTCGAAGGAGTACCGCCTCTACTTTGAAACCAACTCCGACAACCAGGTGGACCCGGCGACCGTCGCGTTCGTTTGCGCCGGCTGCAAAGGGAAAATTCCCGAACGCTTCAAACAGCAGATGCTCAACGCCGGCAGATGGATTGCGGAGTTCCCGGACCGCCCGGTCGTGGGCTTCCACTTGAATGCGCTCTACTCGCCGTGGCGCGAGAACTGGTTTCAGCTCGCGCAGGAATGGCACGAGGCCAACCTCGAAAAAAATCCCGAGAAGCTGAAGGCGTTCATCAATCTCCGGCTCGGCGAAACGTGGGAGGAGCAGGGCGACTCGGTCGAAGCCATCACGCTGAAGAGCCGGCTCGAGCC